TTCAAGGTCGTCTCATCGCCTCTGGGTTACTTCTTCTCCAACGTGGTGGCCTAGACCCTCACCTGTTGAGCAAGAACGGCTAGAAGGCCGGGGGTCGGCTAACACCGGCTCCCGGCCTTAGTCAGTCAGGGGCACGAAATGGCTTGGACTTACGGCGGCGACCCAGCGTCTAACGCTCGGGACGCCATCAGGTTTCTGATCGGCGACACCGACACCACCGACCAGTTGCTCAACGACGACGAGATCGCGTGGGTCAACAATCAGGTCACCGGGTCGGACACGGCTACCACGGGGTTGTACGACGCGTCGTACCGGTGCTGTCTGACGATCGCGTCGAAGTTCTCACGCATGGCCGACAAGTCGGTCGGGGATCTGTCCGTCACGATGTCGCAGAAGGCTCATGCCTACCGCGAGCAGGCTGTTGAGTTGAAGGAACTTGCTGGTAGGGCTGGGCTGGTCCCCACTCCGTACCTTGGCGGTATGACGATCTCTGACAGGGACATCGACCGTGACAACTCTGACATGGTGCAACCGTTGTTCTGGCAGGGTCAGTTTGATGACAAGGGCACCACCACTGGCACCATCCAGTATTGGCCCGGAGCGAACTGATGACCGCTTCCAGTATCCAGTTTATGACCGACATCAAGAACGACATGACACCGGACACGGTGACGATTCGTACCACTTCGTCGGTCAACAACTATGGCGAACGGGCGTTCACGGGGGCCACTACCTCGTATTCGGCCTATGTGGAGAAGTCCGACGATGTGATCCGTAACGAGAACGAGGTACGCATCGCCGAATACAAGGTGTTCATCCCTGATGATTCGTTGAACATCAACCCGGAAGACGAGATCACCCTTCCTGCTCCGATCTCCGCGGTTCGTCCGATCATCAGGGTGGAGCGCCGCACCGACAACTTCGGGCAACAGTGTGTCGTTGTGTTCTGCGGAAGGAACTAGCGTGGCTAGCAAAGCGTCGTTCAGTCTGGACATGAGCGACTTCTTCAAGAAGGTCAAGGACATTGAGAACCTTCCGAGGACGGCAGCGCGGGCGATCTGGACGGAGGCGCACCGGTTGGAGGATGCGGTCACCGGGTTGGTGCCGGTCGCTACCGGCTACCTCAGGTCCACGGTGGCGCAGGAACCGACGGTTCCTCCCATGACGAACCCGGTGGGGGGAGTGTACGAGACGGCTGTGACAGTCGGTGACGCCGACACGCCGTATGCGAAAGAGGTCCACGAAACAGCAGGCGTTCCGACGAACCGGGGGTTGGCGTGGAACCCGGTGGAGAAGAAGTATTACCAGAAGTCAGGTCAAGGCAAGTTCTTGGAGTTCCCGTTCTTCTTCGCGGCTCAGGGAATGGAGAAGCGGCTGATGCGAGACATCCAAGGTGAACTCCGGTGAGCGTTTTGGATGAGGTCGGCACCTACCTCGCAGCGACTGTTACGAACGTAACATTGACGTTGGGCACCAACCTGTTCCTTGGTCGCCTCCCCGACGACCCCGACACCTGTGTGTCCGTTCAGGAAACCGGCGGTCAGGGTCCGATGAACACCATGTCGAACAACTCGGCCCCGGTCATTGAACAACCTAACGTCCAAACCCTGATCCGGGCGGCATCGTATTCGACAGGTCGTGCTCTGGCAAAGGACGTGTTCGACAAGATGAACCTCGTCACGAACGAAGACCTGTCCTCCACCCGGTATGAACGCATCCAAGCGATCCAGTCGCCGTTCCCGATCATGCGGGACAGTCAGGACCGGGCGGTGTTCTCCATCAACTTCACCTGCCAGAAGACGATCTCGTAGATGCCTGATGAACGACGCCGCCTATGCCGAGCAGTTCGTACCGGAAGCCAAGCGGGTAACCCGCCTCAAGGTCCGGTGCGGGAACTGCGGACGGTTGCTGGCCGAACGGGTGACAGCACCGTGGACGATCAAGTGTTCCCGCTGCAAGTGCATCAACGAGTCGGCCCCTTCTGCGGCCACCGATCGACCGTTCACCGACGTTGCCGCTAAACGTCTCGTCGCGGCGCGTCAGATGACAGGCGATCAGGGGGCGTAGTGCTAGGGTTCGACCAAACGACACAAGTGCCCTTTGTGGCCGGAACGTGGCCCGGTGCCCTCTTGGGATTATCGGTCCACGCCCCTACGAAGGAGGCACCGTGCCCAAGTATGTTGTGACCGGAGGCGAGACCGGCACCAGCGGCATTGAAGTCGCTGGCACACGGTACGAGCCGGGTGATGTCGTGGACATTGCTGCTGGCAAGAAAGACTGGCGTATCGGTGCCGGATACCTTGAACTTGAATCCACGGCCAAGAAGCGCGCCCGCGATGACAACGGCCATTTCGTAGCCGACGACCCGGACACCCCGGAGAACGAAGCCTACGAGGAAGAACCAGCCGAGGAAAAACCCACCCCCAAGAAATCGGGAGGTAAGTAATGCCCACGTTCGTACATGGCAAAGGCACCGACGTTTATCTGGATGAGTTCGTGATGACGCCGTACTTCAACAGCGCCGATGTGACGTTGACCAACGAGACAGCGGAGGTGACTTCGTTCGGCGATTCCTCAAAGGCGTACATTCTCGGGCTGGCTGACGGGACGTTGAGCATGAGCGGCCTGTGGACCGCGGATACCGACGGCTCCGACGAAGAACTCCAAGCGATCCTCGGGTCGGCGACGGCACCCAACATCACGATCGCTGAGGCTGGTGGGACGATCGGGAACAGGGCGACGATCGCTAGGTGCGATGAAGTCAACTACGCGATCTCCAACCCGGTTGCAGACGTTTCAACGATCACCGCTGACTTCCAAGGCACCAGCAACAGCGGCACCCTTGGCACGATGACCTACGGGATCACTGGCGGGTTCCAGTTGACCACTGGGTCAAGCATCGACTACAACGCCCTCGGCGCTCTGACGGGGGTGGACGGCACGGCGTCGTCCACAGCGGGAGGGGCTGCTCTGCTCCACGTTCCGACGAACAGCGTCGGCGGGGGCGTCACAACCATCAAAGTTCAACATGACTCGGCTTCTGACTTCTCGTCGGCTGCCGACCTCATCTCATTCACCGCTGTCGCGGCTAGCACCAAGACATCGGAGATGGTGGTTTGTTCGGGGACCGTGAATCGGTACATCCGAGCGACCGCTTCAACTGCCGGGTCATCCGGTTCAATCACCTTCATGGTGAGTTTCGCAAGGTTCTAGGAGGACCAAATGCCAACCTTTGTTCATGGAAAGAGCACCAACTTTTCGCTGGACGACACTGGCGGTACGAGTCGGGATTTGTCCGACTCGCTGACGAGTGTTGACTTCCCAGAGACGATCGACACAGCGGAGACGACGGCTTTCGGTGCGACATCGAAGTCGTACATCGTTGGTCTGCGGGACGCGACGATCTCGGTCAGCGGTCTGTGGGATGCGACGGTCGATGGCTACATCATCGGTACCGAGCCAGCCACCCGGACGTTCATCTTCGGCCCGGCAGGCAGCACGTCCGGTTACGTCAAATACACCGGCGAGGCGATCCTCACCAACTACGCCGTTTCCAATCCGGTCGGTGACGTAGTGACATACAGCATCGACCTGCAATGCACAGGTGGGGTAACCCGCACCACGTTCTAAGCAAGTAACCCACAGCAAGAGGAGTGACCATCGTGTCCAAGTTGAGTGACAAGATTCAGGCTGCTGACGACAGCAGCACCGAACTGTATGAGATCCCCGAGTGGGATGTCATCGTTGAGATCCGTTCAATATCGGCACGCGCACGCGCCCGGTTTGTCGCGGAGATCGCCAACCCTGACGGGACCACCAACGTCAACGATCCTGACCGGATCGAAGGCATGTGGTGGCATGTCATCTCGCAGACCTGCTATGACCCGGAGTCGGGGGAACTGGTCTTTGAGGAAGGCGACCAAGGGTGGCTGTTTGAGCGCAACGCACGAATCATCAACGACCTAGCCAACGCCTGCATGGTGGCGTCAGGATTGTCAGAAGCGGCGGTGGATGAAGCGGGAAAAGATTCCTCGGCTTCCCCGACAGCCGAGGACGACTCAACCCTGAGCGACGCTTCTACTTCCGACTAGCCCGTGAACTCAGCATGACGGTAGGCGAACTCCTAGACCGCATGTCGTCGGCTGAGATGACGGAATGGGTCGCGTTGTTCCAGATCGAAGCGGAAGAATCGAAGCAGAGCCGCCAGATGGCGAGCAACCGATCCAGAGTGAGGCGGTAGAAGCATGGCGGGGACGAAGGTTGCTGAACTTGTAGCCAGCCTTCGCCTTGACGCGAAGAACTTTAGTTCCGCGCTGAAAGAATCGGAGTCCAAACTCACCAAGTTTGGTACGTCGGCTCAGAAGGCCGGGACGAAGATGACGATGGCGTTGACGTTGCCCATCGCGGGCGCGGCAGCGGGGGCCATCAAAGCAGCATCCGACTTTGAGACTTCGATGACGAAGATCCAAAGCATGGTCGGCTTGTCCGCTGAGACCGTCAAGGGCTTTGAGAAAGATGTCCTCCGGTTGGCGGGGGAAACAGCGCAGGCACCGAAGGAACTCGCCGACGCGATGTTCTTCATCACCTCTGCTGGTCTGCGGGGGGCGACAGCAGTTCAGGCTTTGGAAGCCTCAGCGAAAGCCGCAGCGATCGGGATGGGCGACGCCGAGGTGGTCGCTGATGCGGTGACTAACGCCATCAACGGTTACGGCGCGGCGAACATTACCGCAGCCGAAGCAACTGACATTCTCGCCAAGACGGTAGAGCAGGGCAAGGCGTCTGCCGAAGACCTCGCCCCACAGTTTGGTCGCCTGATCCCGATGGCAGCCGAGTTGGGTATCTCGTTCGATCAGGTCGGTGGCGGGTTGGCTTTCCTGACGAGAGCGTCAGGTAACGCTTCGCAATCAACGAGTTCGTTGCGGGGCATCCTCCGTACCCTCATCAAGCCGACTCAGATGGCACGCCAAACGCTTGAAGATGTCGGCTTGAGTATCGAAGACCTCCGTTCAGCAGCCGACGATGACCTGTTGGGTGCCTTGATGAACATGCGTACCCAGTTGGAAGCCAACGGTAAGGAACTGGGGGCCGTCTTTGAGGACTCCGAAGCGTTAGCGGGGGCACTCCAGTTGACCGGGACGGCGGCTGCGGAGGCTGCTGGTGTCATGGACGAGATGACCCGCGCCACGGGGACGTTGGATCGGGGCATGGCAGCGGTGGTGGAAACCTCCGGGTTCCAGATGTCACAGGCGATGAACGACCTGAAAATCATAATGATCGACCTTGGGCAGAAGTTGATTCCGATAGTTGTGCCGATGATTCAGAAGTTGGCTGCGTTCATCAAGGATCTAGCCGACAAGTTCAACAATCTGTCGCCATTCATGCAGAAGATGGTGATAGCCCTTGCGGGCATAGCCGCTGCGGCAGGCCCGGCGCTCATAGCGATCGGCAGCCTTGCCCGTGGCCTTGGGAGTCTCAAGAGGGTCGGCGATGGTGTCACCGGGATGATTACCGGCGGTGGCGGCATGGCGAAAGGCATAG